AAAGTATTGTTAAACTTTTAACAAACTTTGCTGATCCCCGCTTTAGTGTGCTAAAGTGCTAAAGTGCTAAAGTGTTAAAGTGGTAATGCTTTAAAGTGCTAAAGCATTAAAACATATTAAAAAGGTAGGTTTATTATGCTAAAGCGCTAAAGCATAAAACCTACCTATATAATATATTTTAGTGTATTAAAGTGTTAAAACGGTATCAACTCAAAAATATTTGTTGTGTTTTTGATTGCTCTAAAATCCAATTGCGGAAGAGTTCGCCGACTTCGTTTGTTGAATAAAAAACTTTTTGTTTGTTTATTAAATTTCTAATCAGCAATCCGATTTTGTTATCGCAACTATTCAGATTTATAAAATAATTTGTTTTAGTGCTTGGTGTAAAATCAAAAATGATGTTATCTGCATTAAACTCTTTTGTTTGCATATGTACAGTTAAAAATACTTCGGAGTTTTTTTCACAAATGTTTATACACATAAATTTATGATTAAAAAATACAAACGCTTTATATATAATATTATCAGAAGTAACATTTTTTGGAATATGTGCATAGTTTTTAATCTCCCACTTTCCCTCGGTTATCATTTTTGTACGTGGATTGGTAAACGCAAAATATTTACTTACTTTTTTGGTGTTCTCTGTATCTGAACAGTACTCAACAGCTATCTGTAATTTTTCGTTGCCATATCCGAACGGATAAACTTTGATTTCGCCTTGTTGCATATTCTCAACATCGCTGATACCCATTTCGGAAAAATAAATGCAATATTTGTTAACAGTATTAGCAATCATATATATTTTTGTGCCGTCACGGTCACGCAATAATGACGAGAGTACATTACAAAATATAATAAATTCGTCTGCTAAATAATGACCTCTGGTGATAAATTCGTCAAACAGAATATAATCAAAATATCCGTTATCTGCACCTTTTGCGCTCTCCCATACATTCAACGCAAAAGTTTGACAAAACGGATCTACTTCACAATCAACAATTTTATTATCTTCTATTTTAGCAAAATAAAATCCTCTGTTATAATATCGGATGTAATTCCACTGCCCTGCCGTGATAGTTTCAATATCGTGCGGTGCAAACAGATTTTTTATAAATTTTGGTGTTATATCTTCGGCGTATCTTCTTATATACGCCAATCGTTTACCGCTTTTGTAATGTTCTCTGACTGCTTTATTACACACTGAATATGTTTTTCCGTTACTTCTTTTTCCGATTATTACATTATAATCGGCTTGCTTTTTATCAATATTTTTAAGGCTGTAATACTTCATTGTTTATACTCCATTTCTAAAATTATCAAAAAAAGTGATTGCAAGTTCGTCACGCTTTATACCAAGCGAAAAATTATTTCCGAGTTCGTCAAAAACAAAATCACACAAAAATGACATAAATTCGGATGACATCTGCATAGTAAACTCTGTTTCTTCTAAGTGAATACAACTTTTAATGTGTTCAATCTCTGAATTTCCGTTATAGTCAATCAGAGTAACATTAATTTCATCATCAATGTATGTATGTGTCAATTTTCCTGTTCTGCCTTTTGGTATTTTCAAGTTTGAATTGAACATATTAAAAAACTTGTTAACATTATTGTTGCATACTGACATCATATAAGGTACTGCATATTTTTTGTTAATACCCGATACGGTAAAGTTTACACTACCGTCATCATATTGATAACAATATCTTTTCGCTCCGAGTGTTTTAAACTTCGAGTAGTTTTTTTCAATATCCCAAACCCCGAGTGGATATTTTTTATCGTTTTTTGTAGGTTGCGTTAACTCAAAATCAATATTGTAAAAATCACAACATTGTTTTAACTCTTTTGCAACACGCTTGTTGTAAGTATTTATGTATTCTTTGTGTTGTTCAAAATTTAAAAATTTAATACTGTCAGTATCAGAGTAGATGACATCTTCATTGATGTTTTTAATACCATCAAAAAGTTCATACCTCGCCCACGAAGTTACCCAAACGCCCCAAGAATATAAAAGAAATTGATTGTAGTTATATTTGTTATCTTTTAAACAATCTTCAATGCTCTTGCGTTCTTTCTGCCATTCGCCGCCGTATAAGATTTCATCATTGCACGGATTTGTTACGCACATACCATACGCACTATTTAACATACCCTTTTTTATTAAGTATTCTTTTTCATATCCTGCAACACCTTTTAACATTGTTTTATCGTTATATAACTTTAATATACATTCAATAATTGTTTTAGGTAAATACTCATATTTGCTGTACCAAAAATTTTTAATTGTGATACTGTCATATGTATAAAAATCTTGAATACATTTAAAATCAACATCATTACAGTAAGTTATAATATTGTCAGCTTGCATTATTCTCCCGTTATCGAAAACACCATTTGTGCAGACAGAGCATTTGGCTCGTTGTATGATGTGATGTGATGTTTTTGCTTTTAAATTAGTAAACATAATTTCAAAAATGCAAGGAAATTTATTTATAAATTCTGTAAAAGTATCATAATCTATAACATCAATTTTCTTAAATTTTTTCATAGGAAATTTATGTCTAATCATTACTGACGGATAACTACTTGTAAAGTCAATGCTACTTACATCATTTAGTGTTAAACCAACATAGTTACAATTTGCGTGAGTGTAACCGCCCTGAAAAATTTTGTTAAGCAAAATAAATTCATCGGTTTCGGGTGAGTTATCTTTGATAAACATACGATACTTTTTATAATTGTTTTCTTTTAAAGCGTTGCGGCAAAATCGTCTAACATATCCTGTTTTGGTAAGCGGTATGTTCAAAATATTGTTTTCATTCAAAGCTATTTCTTCATTGATATAGTATTGCAAAATTTTTATATCATATTCGCAGTAGCCGAGTTCGGCGGGGGTCAACGGTGTACTTGAATTACGATATAATCTATAATCCAAGTCACCGATTTTTTTGTTTATTTTTACACTTGTTAGATTTTTTGCTATTGTTTCAAGACTTGAACAACTTAGCATAAAACTACATTTAAACTCAAAAACTTCGTCTAATGTGAAGTATATCGGCTTTCGCTCTTGTCGAGCAAACATATTTGTAATTTTAAATTCTTTTCTTAAGAATTGAAATTCATACGCTAAATTCTGTACATAAATTATAATTTTTCTATTGCTGTTTAGTTTGAAATACTCTTTTAACATCATTAGAAAATCTTTTAAGTCCTGCCAAGTACGACCAAAATAAACATCTTGACCTACACCGAATTGCCAAATATACATAACTGCTGCTTTGTTATATTTTTCTGTTTCATTCGCCTTTGGAATTATTGAGCAACCGTTTTCATAATAAAAACTTGTTGTCTCAATATCAAAAGAAAATGCAGTGTTATAATATTCAATTTTTTGTTTTTTTGTTTTCTTAGTAACAATATCAAATTTATAATTCTGTACAGGGAAAACAGAAAAATTTAGCATTTGTTATTCCTCTTCTCTTTTGAAATCAGTATCTCCGTATTTGACTAATAACCGTCCGTTTGATGAAAAATCGTTCAAAATTGCTGTTGTATCATAATCGTATGAGTTCATATTATTTGCTAAATTTTCAAGTATGCTTGAATAGTTTTCGCCGCTTTCAATTCTTGCTTTTGTGATAGCCAAAATGTCAGAGTACAAACTACCTAACACATTTGTATTAAAACCGAGATTTTTCAAGTCAGTGAACAGATTATCAACAAGTTCAAAAGTCTTTTTGATTGAAATTTTTATAGGTCGTGTTCTTTTACTTCGTTGCGCTTTCATTGTTTCAATTCGTTCAAAACTTGCTTGTCTTGCTTTCTGTTCTTTTTTTACTGCTGTAACTGTAATGTCGCTTGCTAAAAAATTTCTAACTTGCAAAAATTGAGTTACTAATTGCTGTTTGCTCTTTTCTTTTGTAGCTGACGAAAAGTAACCGCTTTTCGTTCCAAATCCGTTCGTATTATGTAATAGTGCTGAAAATTCTTGATTATATTGTTCGCTTTGATTTTGCAAATTTGCGTTATATAATCGGCGCAAACGCTTATTTGCAATAGATACTTCTTTTTTTATAAGCTGTTGCAAGTCTGCAACTGTTAAATCTTTAACAAGTGAATAATCTAATTTTGCATAACTCATTTAGCACACCTCATTAAATATAAAAACCGTTTTGCAAAATTCTTTTTATCTCGTTTTTTTCGGCGCTTGAGCAATTAAACAAAATTTGCGGATTGCTCACTACTGTATATCCGCTTAAATTTTGCAATTTTTCTTTAAAGCTACACGCATACCCTACAGTTGTACCGTAATTTTCGGGAACATTTGTTTGTGGTGATTTAATTATCAAGTAACATTTTTGCGGTAAATAAGTATTTACACTTGATGAATTATTGCCGACGGATTGATAATAGGACGGCTGTAAAAACCCGCTTGCAAGATTATTTGCGATATTCAATGAACTTTGAACGGGTGTATTTTCTATATTAGAAACATTAGGCACAGCGGCAGTTATTGCATTGATATATGACTTTGCATACTCTGTCGAGATGTTTCCTGTCATATTTATATCAACAGCGCAATTTCCTGTTTTGGTAAAAATTGGTAAATTATCAGCAAAAACGACCGCCGAGCAAGAACCTGTTACTAAATCAATAATCATTTTTACTTTCAGCGTTTTGCCTAAAAAATCCTCTGGATTTAGTACAATTTTACCGCAATATGGGATTACAAGTTCACATTCCGAGAACGGTGCAAAATCTAAAAAATTATTGAAAAATGACGGATAATTACATTGACCTAAATCGAAAATGCAGTCAATTTCATTTGGAATTTTTAAACCCGAAACGGTTGTTTGTTGCCGTCCGAGTGTGATAATCTCATTGTCAATCGCTTTCAGTTTTTTTGAAACATCAAACGGAAATAATCTTAAGTCTATTAACGCATTCATAGGATTTTCACCCATTAATTTTAAGCTTTCGATTATTTGATTAAATATATCGCTGTCGCTGTTCCATAAATATTTGGAAAGTTCAGATACATTTTTTGCGTTAATTGCATAACATCTATTAAAAACTCCCAATGTTGTTAACTTCGGGTGATTTAATTCAATTCCTTTTACATAATTGTTTGTGTCTGGATTTTCTTTTACACCGTTATCTTTTTGCCATTTATCAGGTGTTTGCATTTCGGGTGTTATATTTTCAGATATTTTTTTTCCTCTGACATAATCACCGATAAAAAAACCCTCTTCTGTTTTTATCGGAAAATAAATTTTGTCTGTTGCGTTTGAATAATCGCTATTTATTCCGCCGCTGATTTCTGATATAGCATTTCTGCTTTCAGCCCAAATCATACCGAAACACGAAATCATTTTCCGAAATTCATTTAATATATCTTCGTCATCTGAAATTCCTGCAATAAGAGCATAATTTCCGCTAGCTTCATCAACAATAGCCGAAAACGGCTTAGGGCAATATGCTATTGTTGAATAGTTTTTAATAGTGCCCTGTTCGGTAACCCAGCTATAAAAATCATTCAAATTAACTTGACTTCTTGTTATTAATAAGTTACTGTACGCATCAACTTTTTTTAATGCGCTATTTTCAAAAACATATCTTTCAGCATCTTTAATATTTAATATGTTTTGAAAAACAGAAGTGTCCGGGTCACTAGGAAAATTAGTACCATATCGATTTACTAATGAAATTGAAAATCCGGTACAGTATTTATAATCAATCCACTGACCTTTGCCGAACTCGTCGATTGTGAGTGTTGCTCTTACAGAAGTGTCGTTTTTAATTGCGTCTTTTAATGTTTTATAACAGAAAAATTCTACAGTAAGTATAACATCTGCATAAATAAATTTTATATAAGGTCGCCAATATTGTGCAATATAACGAGCGTTTTGATAACTTTCAGCAACATTGTACCCATATTCGTGATAATCTGTTCCGTCAAGATAAATTTGTCCTACATTTTCAAGCTCATTAATGCAATAATATGTATAGTCTTGACGAACAAAACTTGTATCATATAAAATCTTGCCTGTAATCGCTAAATCTTTTTGAACTGTAATATTAACAAGTCTGCAAAGACTGTAATCACCTTTTGACATACCGATACAAAAAGAAATATCAAAAAGTTTGTTTAAAGGCTGTAAATATCGGTAGCTTTGGTCGCTTGATTTATATGTTGTAAATGATTTATCTACTACAGTAATGTTATTAGAAGATAAATTCCTAAAATTTTCTTCTTTATATATGTTAGTATTAAGTTGCATTACCTGTTCCGCCTCCGCTCACATTTAAAATAAAGTTATATGAATTTTCGTCAGCTGAATTTAAGTTAAATTCATTGTCTGAAAACTCAATAATTTTCATTGTTTTTTCGTTTTTTAAGGGGAGTAAATCGTCACGGACAAAATTTGGTTTTATATTTTCTTGTCTTGATATTAAACACTCAAGATTTAAAATTTGTGATTGATATGTCATTAACACATCAAGCGCTAAATTTAATTTAATTCTTTCTGCTGACATTAATTCAAAACTTTCAATGAAATAATATCTTGTCACTTCGTTTGAATTAAACGATATTGACATATAATTAACTTGAGCAAAATTTGATATGAAATTAGGATAATTTAGAATAACTTCACAACTTAAAGAATTAAATTTACAACTTATTATATATTTACCATTAATTATTCCCTGTTGAGATAAAGTTTTTTGAATTTTGTTAGGCAAGTCATTTGTTTTATATGTTATAATATCCATAATTTTTAACCTTTCTTATTATAAAGTGTTTCACGTGAAACATTAAAAAGTGTTTCACGTGAAACATTGATTTAATTATGGTTTGCCTGTAACATCTGCGACAACAAAAACAATACAGTTTTCGTTAGTATCATTGATATATGAGCAATCCCATTTATGAAAATAGTTGATAAACTCGCCTTTGGCGTTGTACTGACTTGTTGTTCTAGGATTTTCATTACATACAGCGCATGCATTTTCATCAAAGATTACACCGATAATACCTGTTTTTTCAACATCTGAACCGCTCGCAGTTTTTACAGAAATCTTGCTTATTTCATTAAAATCGAAGTTGTCACCTGCTCCGCTACCCTGCCAATACGGTACAGTAGTATAACCAGCAAGCTGCACAAAATTGTTATGATATGTATCAGAGTAAAGATACACCTCCGCTGACTTGTCAAACTCAGACAACATAACAATTTTTTGATTTTCTTTTGGTGTAAAGGTTACATAACCTTTATCATTAAAGAGCATTGACGCTCTTGTCAGATAATCGCTGTAAAGACTAATCTGCTTGCAAGCATAACGCAAAAATTCTTTGTCGCTTAATGCTTTAGCCGCTGCCAGTGTTGTTCCCTTTTCAGTATTATAATTTGCAAGCAAATTAATAACATTGTTGTTAGCCGCAAACTTTTCAGCAATCAAGTTGTTAATAGTGCGCATTATCATATTGTCAGTGCAAAGTGTCATTTTCATAATAACACGATTTTCAATCATAGCGAAAAATCTTGACATCTCGCTTGGTGATGTGAACGCTGACTTTATCTGCTCTTCAACAAATGATATTGGTATCTCAAATGTTGTCTTACTGTTGAAAAATTTTGCTTTTACGGTCGGTGGATTGAAAATAAAAGGGTCGTAACTCTGACCTTTTGTCAATTTCCATGACGGATTTTCTTCGACGTCTGGGAGTTCACAACGGATTTTTTCCATAATAGAACCAAATTCCCAACTATCTTTGAGAATGTTCGGCGCTGTTGAATTGTAAGTCCTGTCCCAAAATACAACTCTACCGATACGGTCAATTAATGATCTTGTGTAATTCTCAATGTCAACCGCACCGAGAACCTCACGACCTACATCAACGATATTCGTCAAGTCCTCTTTAACTACTGCGCTTTCGCCGATAATTTCTGCGTTAATTGTGTTTAAAATCGCCGCAATTTGTGTAACTTTCATTTTTTCAAAAGTCCTTTCTTTTATAAATTTAGAATATCAAAAAACAGCAATTTTGCGACATCTTCAAAAAATATTTTAATTGTTGAAAAGTCCGCAATTGCTCTTTCTTGTTCGAGCATTTGTTGTGTTGTAGTAACTCCGATATTGCCTTTTCGAGTTAGCTCATTTATTGTTTGCTCTGTTCCTGTTTCCTTGTTAGTAACTGTCGAGTTGCTTTTAGCTGTATTTTCGCCTGTTATGTTTGAATTTCCTGTTAATTCATTTTTAGAATTATTAACAAAAGCTGTACTATCAAAACTTGTGTTGCTGTCTGTTGATGTATTGCTTGTTGTGTTATTAGCGCTATTAGTGCCGCTTTCGCTTGCTGTTCCCTCTGACGTTCGTGTCAAATTCGGTGTTCTTGTTTCGTTTCCATTTTCAGTCATTGAATAATTCTCAATCGGATTATACTCAACTGTTTCAGTAGCAACAAGTTTGATATATTTGTTTTTGTTAAGATTATATACAACTTTCGCTCTTTTGTAATATGTGTTATAATCAGCAATTTTGTTGCAATCAATAATCATATATCTATACTTGTATAACTCCAAAAACATATCTGATAAATCCGATGTTGAAAAATTAAACGGAGTTGCTATATCTGTTGCGTAATCAAAAAAATTAGCAAAATTAGCTTTGTTTTTTTCTGCAAAATCTTCAAGTGTTTCAAGTTCAACTCCGCCATATCCGCATAATAAACTCAAAATATCACTCCGTTTCTTCTGTTTCTTCTGATTTTTCTATTGTTTTTTGTTTCCAAATATCAGACAAAACAACATCACAATTAAGATTAAAAAGATTATTAAGTGATTGTACATTGTTTTTCCTCATTTCCAACATTGCATTGATATTAACTTCTGTTGTTGTATCATTAACTGCAATTTCGTCACTAACGAGCCTTTCTTTTTTCATATTGAAATTAGAATTTACGCCGATTGCGTGATAAAATTGTGCCAAAAAATATTGCTGAATATCAATTAATGTTTGCAGTGTGGGACTAACAGAGCCGCCACCTGTTGCGAGCGGTGATATTTCAATAGTGCTTGCTATATCGCTTTTTGCTATTGCAAACCCGTCACCGTTATAAATTTTTTTAAACACTTCTGAAACACTTTTATAAGCGTTTTCAGTATCAGCTGACGCAAAAGCAAAAAATCTTGAATTTTTTTGAGCAACATTTATAGAGCACTCATTATCAGATAATAAAATAGCTGTTCGATAAATCAGAGAATATAAGCCGCCTTTTTTAACTGACAAAAGCGGAAAGTCGTTATACTGTATATCTTTAGCTGAATTATACAAAATAACACAATCTTTGTTAATTGTAAATGTATGACTGCCCAAAACGGGATTGGCTATTATATACTGCGATGGCATATAATACTCGTTCGGCTCACCTGCAAACCCACCGCTTGCTACATAAAAATCACCATTTAATTTAAAAAAAGCACAATGACCTTTTAAAAATAAACATCTGTTCAAATAGTTGACATCAACGCTTTTTGGTAAATTTTCCCATACAAACATATTTGATACTTTATCATACAACATATTAAAGTAATGAACGAACCCATCAGCCGAGGTTAAACCTCGACTGACATCATTAGTAATTTTTGCCATTTATTCCCCACTCCTTTTATTAATTTGTGAAAGAATTTTTTTCAACTTTTTCGGAATAGGCAAACCAAGTTTTGCCGAATTTTCAAGAATAGATATTCCCTCATTTGCAAGATAAAAGAAAATAACTGCTGTTCTAATAGCTGTTCCCTCTTGCAAAATAAATAAATCAATTAAATGAGCAACACCTACTAAAATGAAAATCATCACTTTTTTACAAATTCCCTTAAAGCCAATTTCACTCGAAAGCTCTTTTGAAATTATTGCATTAATAACACCTGTCAAATAATCAATAATTACAAATGCAATCAACGCATATAAAAAACCGTCACCGCCACCGAAAAACCAACCGAGAAATGCCCCGAGCAGAGAAAAAACAACTTGCATTTGTAGTAAAAACTCTCTCATTATTTTACTTTAACTGCTAAGTAGCTGTTGCCTGTTTTACTTACACCATATGAAAAATAAAAAACAAATTCCTGCAACACGCTTTCGTCTTCTGCAACATCTGCTATAATGTCTGAAATAGTATCAATAACTACTTTAGAGCTTGCCAAATAAAACTCCGTTTCGTCATTAGCGTTTACTGTTTCAAAAATTGCAATTTCTGCTACCTCTTTGCTGTCAGCGCCTGCGTTCTTTATTTTCTCTGCTTTTTCTGTATCTGTAATAATAGTGATTGACTTCACATTACCGATACAAAAGCCGTTTTCGCTGTTCTTTGTGAGTTCTGCAATTGATAAAGCGTCAATGTTCTTTAACTTAATTTTTTCAACTGTTGTAAGTTCGTGTGTTGATGTGAATACCTTTGCCATAATTTTTTGTTTCCTTTCTTTTTTGAAAATTTTGAATTGTGTGTTTTTGTTACTTTTTTGAATTTGAGTAACCAACAAATCCGCTTGAACATTTAGAATTTTTAAAAATTCTATGGTAGTAGTTTTATTTTAATTTGCAACTACCAAACAAATTTTTATTTAAACTAATTGCAATTAAGTTGATTTTGTTTCAATCTGCAATGCTCTAGTGATTAAAAATTCTTGTATTTCTACTAAGTCATTTAAAATTCTGTAGTATTGTTGTTTTTTTGTTTTATACCTTTCGTAATTTGTCTCTCTCAAAGTATCAACAGTTTTTTCTATTTGTAATATGTCTGTTGAATATTCATTTGCCCATTGCAAATATTTTTTCGCATATTCATTTTCAAAAAGCGACAAATACAAATTGATTTTTAATTGATTAGTTTTGCCTTTAAAAATTGATTTACAATTATACATATTATCACCGATAGAAATATTTGACTACTGCATATATTATTTCCTTTCCTTTTTGCAAATGTCTACTAACTGTACTTTGTGCAATATTCAGCTTTTGCGCAATATCTTTATTTTTCAAACCTTTCACATGCAACTCAATAATTTGTTTCTGTCGCTCTGTCAAATTCTCTGATATTACATTATTTACAATATCGTCAAAAGTTCTGCGATATTTGTAATTGTTAGCATTTGAATTTTGTTTCAAATATTGCATATATTCAATTTTGTTAGTGTTTTCTTCACTCAAGTATATTTTTACTGAATGATTAGTAATCAAGTTTTATCACCTCGCAAGCGCTGATTAACTTTCTTTAGCATTGTTACATTATGCTTTATAACTTCATTAGCTATCTTATATTTTAGTTCAAAGTCAACTATTATAAAGATATGCGCTTTCCGTAAAATTAAGTCACACACCCACGGTACATCTTCAAAACTCATTTCATTTGTATGTGCTACAATGTCAATTGCTATGTCAATAATATCATCTGTTGTGATATTATCTTTCTGCGCTTTAGTCAATAAATTGCTAACATCTTCGCTATCGCCTAATCTATACCATTTCTGACTGCTGCATAACTTTTCTAACTCTGCTGCCGAAATCTTAATATTAAATTCACAATCATACTTCATAAAGTAGTACCTCTTTTCTATATTAAAACTGTTTTGGTAGTAGTCTTATTTTAACTTGCGACTACCAAACAAGTGTTAGTTTAACAACTATACTTTAATACCTCATTTTCCATTTCCTGTTCACGACATACAAAATCATCAATCATTTCTTTTGCTTCGTCAATGTTGTTAGCGGAAGCAATCAAATTATATGTGTTATTATAACATATGCCGTATTTTTCGCCGTTGTGAGCATAAGGCTTTATAATTCTTTTTGTGTTGACAAAAAAGAAAACATCATCGTAATTTTTGAGTTGGTTATCTGCGTATTTTTTTAATTGTTTTGTTGTCATAATAAAAATCTCCTTAATTTAATTCTATACACACTGTTCGCCATTCGGGGTGTTTTATTAGTATTTCATCAATTACATTCTCTGTTAAATCTTCACACCACTGAATAATCTCACCTAGTTCATTGACAATAGCAGTTTTAAATTTTAACATAATTTCCACCTCTTTCCGCACTGTAAGTGCTGTAACTTCTTTCATTGTCTATATTATACTACAAAATTCTAAAAAAAGCAAGTTACAATTTTGTAACCAAATAGATCAGGAATGGATCAGGAATGGATCAGGAATGGATCAGGAATGGATCAGGAATGGATCAGGAATGGATCAGGAATGGATCAGGAATGGATCAGGAATGGATCATGAATGGTTGTTAAAAATTTAACAATATATTAGCATAATAAACCTACCTTTTTAATATGTTTTAATGCTTTAGCACTTTAAAGCATTACCACTTTAACACTTTAGCACTTTAGCACTTTAGCACACTAAAGCGGGGATCAGCAAAGTTTGTTAAAAGTTTAACAATACTTT